CAAATGCTGGAAAGCTAGGGTAAAGACCCATAGGCTGACCATTTGTCCACCGCACGGTTAAGAACGGTTTCTTACAAGTCCAATCTGACCTTGACAACTCCTCAAAAAGATCTATGTCCGGCACGGGGCCAAAAATCGCCCGTAATACGGATAATTGTAACGACAGTGGAAAATAATCTGTCGCCGAGGATAGATCTACCGCAAAAGCGGTTCCTCCCTCCTTGAGGTGTTCTTGTACAACATTGTAGGGTTTGCTTTGATCAAAAGTACAATCCCAGGGAAGTGAATCCAGCAATCCGAAAATCGCGGAACCCAGTGGTTGCAAAGCCAACTGGTGGATTCGATATGGGCTTGCTATCCAACGCACTTTCCAGCCTCCATCCTTGGTCAGAGGACAAAGACGACCAGCATCGACCGGCATAAAAGGCGGCCTTAGCCTGCTGTGAACGGTCTCAAAAGCACCGTATTCGGACAAGTGGAAACTTGCACCGCTTAAGCCTTGCAAGGGCTCACACAGGGAAATGTTGTCTATCCCTTCCAACACCTTTTCGTATACGGTGTAATGACGGTTTAAGAAAAGTTTGTGATATGGGTTGTTAAGCCACTCAAACTCCTTTTCCAGGCTCTCGCACTGCAGAACCGACGACCTATCTAGTGGAAAGACAGGTGCTTTAACGGCCACTTTCCCACGGAAGGTCAGCAGAGGCTGATGAGGCCCCAAGCTGTTTTGATCTCCAAAAAGGACTGCTGCGTGTTTTGCAACATCATCGCAGATTTCTTCCGGTATCTCTACAGGCTTACTTTCTACGGAGGCCCTCAATGCTTCAATATGCTTATCCGTCGGTTCGCTCGGAATAAAACCCGAGTATACCATGAGACAATTTAACACCGTCTCAAAGCAGGACAGAGAGTTGCTAGCATACTTAATGAGGAAACCCCACACACCAAACCATCTACCGTCCCTGTTCTTACGGACCCAGGTTTTCGGTTCATCACCGGCTTGGATTCGGATAAAATCTTGTTTAAGAGATTTCAGCCGTTTTACGGTCCATTCTGGTCCAGAATGGTTCTCCCATTTCAAGATATCTGCCTCAAGTGAGCAGGCAGCATGAGCAGGAAGTCCATAACATATAAACCTCCTCTGAATGTCCGAGCTACGCTGATATTTCAGCATAGGGTGACCTCCTTTCGAT